TGTGGAGATTCCTGCTGAATGGATAGGAAAGGTTGTTTATTATCATAGTAATATGGCTACTGAAGTAAATCTAAAATACATCGGTGCTTTTGAACTTATTACTTCACATACAAAGCTGCTTGTTCGGCTTGATCAAAACGAATTTGATTATTAACTAAATTATATAACAATGGGAATTTTAGACAAATTAACAGGTAAAGAGAGTAAAGAAGAAAAATTAACAGAAACAATAAAAGTTTCTGAAGCAAACATTTCTACTTCTGATTTAGAAAAAGCAGAAGAAGTAATTCAAGACGATCCAACTGGAACAAAAGATGAAGGGCCAATAGGAGATCCTGAATTAAAAGAAGCTCCTGATAAAGCTTGGTTTGAAGAGGACGTAACAGAGCGCGAACAATCTCCTGAAGGACAGCTAATCAAATATGTGAAATTAACAAGGTTAAAGCTTGATTCACAAATGCAATTGATAGATGTTTGTTTAGGTACCGGCAGTGGAGCTGCAAAGAAAACATTTTTAGCAAAAGCATGGCTTGGTAAAGTTCTGGAGCAATTAGGAAATACTAATCCTTATGAAACCAAAACACCGGTTACAAAAGCTAATGAAATTCCACCTACTGCAGAAGTATCTACTGATACAGCAGGAGCTATTTATGCTTTCAAATTATTGAACAAAGTGGAGCAAGTCGTTTCTTGTAGGTCTGCTATAGCAATGATCATAGACGATATCGAAAGATTAAATTTTGAAAACATTGAAGTTAAAGATGGTAGGTTAGTTGCTATTGCAAAAACCCAATCATATGTAAATGCTTGTGAAGTTCGCTTTGCATTAGGTTATGAATTAAGCAAGTTAAGAAAATAATGAAGAAAAAAATTAAGTATAGCGAAGATGCCAGGGAGAAACTTCTTGCTGGTGTCAATGCTATTGCACAAGCAGTAAAGATCACATTAGGTCCAAGCGGAAGGAATGTTTTAATAAGGAATTCAAACGAGAGGCGACCTTTTGCAACTAAAGATGGTGTTACCGTTGCTGCAGAGGTATGGTCTGCAGATCCTATTAAGCAAATGGCTATTGAGGCTATGCAAGAGATAGCAAATCTTTCAGATAGTGCTGCAGGTGATGGAACTACTACAGCCACAATTTTAGGAGAAGCTATCTTTCAATTAGGGAATGATGCTTCAGAAGAAAAAACCAATCTTATCGATATGAAAAGAGGTATTGATATGATGGTAGTAAAAGTCGTTGAAACCCTTAAAGAACTTTCTATTCCATGTACAACACAAAAGCGATTAAAGGAAATAGCTATGATATCATGTAATCACAATGAAGAAATAGCAGATGTTGTTTTAAAGGCTTTTAATGTTGCCGGAGATCAAGGCGTGGTTCATATCAAACGATCTAAGACTCCAGAAACATATCTTACTACTATTGAGGGAATGAATTTAGATACTGGATGGCGTTCTCGCTATTATGTCAATGATCATAAAAACGATATCGTTGATTTCGAAAAGCCATACATCTACATGACCGATGAAAAAATTACGAAGATCTCCGAGAATCTAAATTCTTTATTAACTATTGTAAGTGCTGAACAAACTCCATTACTTATTATCTGTCCGGATATCGATGAAGGAATTTCAACATCATTTATTAAACATGTCCAAGAGGGTAGTTTAAAAATATGTGTATGTAGAACTCCAGGATTTGGAAATGAACAATTAGAAGAACTTCATGATGTTGCTACCATGTTAGGAAAACCACCTTTTATAGCAACAGAAGGATTAGATTTTAATGCTATTAAACTAAATTATAGTGATGATGGCAAAGAGATTTTGAATCCAGAAGAACTTATGCAGCATATTCCACAAAGCGAAGCTGTCATAGTAACCAGTACACGATTATCTATTAAAGGGCCATTCAATTTAACCGAGAAAGAGTATAAAGAAATTGAAGAAGCTAAAAAATCTAAAGCTGATAAGTTACGAGAGAAAATAACAAAAGATATTACTTCTTATGAAAAGCAGATATATCAAATGAGGATATCGCGATTAACTTCAGGGCTGGCTTATATCAATATAGGAGCTGTAAGCGAAATTGAATTCATTGAAAAGCAGCATAGTGTTCACGATGCTCTTTATGGTGTGAAGTCAGCTTCAGAGGAAGGTATTATTCCTGGTGGTGGCACTACGCTTTTACATATCTCACATATCTTATCTGACGAACCTTCTTTAGCAAAAAATGGTTCTACAGGTCTTGGTATGCAGATTGTGTTAAATGCTATTAAAGTTCCGTTTATGCAAATACTTGATAATGTTGGAATAGAATTAAATGATAAAGAATTTCAACATGCTACTGAAAATTTCAATCAAGGATTTGATGCTCGAACCAGAGAAGTAAAAAACAATATGATAAAAGCAGGTATTATAGATCCTGTCAAGGTAACGAGAGTTGCTTTACAAAATGCAGCATCCGTAGCCGGAATGTTGCTTACAACAGATTGTGTTATTGTAGATACATCTGTATATGCTCAACCAAAACAACCACAAGGATATTAATTATGGAAAAGAAAAACATTCCCTGGAAACCTATTACTGGAAGCTCTCAAATTCGAAGCGTATATTATAATCTTCCAGATAAGATTCTATATATTCTCTTTAGGAATCGTAAAGCATATTCTTATGAAGATGTGTCTTTGGAAGAATATAAAGCATTGATTGGATCTACAAGTGTAGGCAAATATTTTCATTCAAAAATTAAAACAGAGAAAACATGGCAGGAAATAAATTAGCGGATGTTCCGCTTAGCGGATTATTAACATTCCAGCAAGTTATAGAGTTTGGATCTAAAGAGATCACCGGAGTATTTTATAAAGCATTGGATTCTTTTAATGAAAAGAAATTGCCAACAGATTTTTTTAATAAGCTTGAAAATGATTTAGAGAAAAAACTCCGAAGGAATAATGAGATCTCTGACGAGATAGGAGCAGAAATTTTAAGACGTATGAAAACGATTTATAAGGATGTTACTACTCCGGAGAGTATGGAGCCTTATAAAAGAAAAATTACTAAAGCGCTTAAAGATTTTGAGAACCTTTATACAAAATTAGATATCGAATCTGATGATAAGAAAGAAGTTCCGGTAATCAAACCAGTATTTGCTGCATCAAGAGAAAAGAAATTATGATAATTAATAAATATACAGGTTTTGCTATTGATAAGGATATGTACGTTCCAGAACATATGTATAATGATGTTCGTAAAATGTTAGAAGACGATAAAAGTGTTTTTGTCGTTCCTAAAGAAATTACGGACAATCAATTAAAACTTGTCTATAAAGTTGGTTTTCTTAAAAAACTGTATAGCCTTATTTTACCGAATACTATTACCAATCATCAAATCTATGCTCTTATAGGTATCGATCATCAAGTCTTTAAAAGCATAAGGCAGATGGAAAGGCTCAATTCACAATATCTTGAATTATATGATAATAAAGAGGAAAACTAAAATTCCTCTTTTTTTTATTACTTTAGCATCATGTATTTGACAAGATTAGACGATAAAACCGGATTACTTGTAATTGAAGATAATGATGATGGCATATTAGCTATTAAGGAACTACGCGAATTATTGAACGATGAAAGGTTTGGTATTCGATGTTTAACAGCAGTAGCTCTTGTAGCAGACTATCAATCTCCTATCAGATATTACAATGACGATGATCGCCCGAGAAAAGCACAAGAAGAAGTAACAGGAGATAGAGATTTTTGGATTTGGAATTCAACTGAAATCCAAGTAGCCTTGCGTAAATATGATTACCTGCAATACGATCCAACACTTGAAGAAGGTCGCATTCACTATGATCAAAAAGTGAAAAAGCTAAAAGAAATTCAAGCGTATGGAAGCCTTCCGGAAAATGATGATAAATTAAAAACCACATCGATTATTCAATTAAAGAAGGAACTTAAATCAATCAATACTGATATTGATGATTATGAAAAAAGAATTGAAGGTAAAAATATTTATGATCAATCTCCAGTTAAAAATGGTTATGCGCTTTCCAGGTTAGAGCAAAAGCTTGAAAAAAAGAATTCGTTTTATCATGCTATAAGATAGTGAAGAATCTTCTTCTGTTTTCCTGAAAGGCATCGTATTAGAAATGATGCGGTGTCTTTCTTTTTAAAGTTCAACTATGAAAGTAGAGATAAATTGGAACAAATTTGATAGTCAAAAGTACAGACCTTTAGTTGTAGAGGAAATACCAGACTTCAAGCCGGGATCTATACTATATGATGATTATTGGGATGCACAAGATTATAGGTGTCTAAAAGGTTTTAAACCTGCTCCATACATGCCTCACATAACAGGAGAACACTACTTCTACCTGAACATGTGTAAGATTAAGCTTCTTGAAAGGGGAGCTACAAGGAAAACTACAGAAAGTCCTTTTTACCGAGAATTAGACAGACGAATATTTGACGAGATCTATAATGCCAAAAAAGGCAAATATGGTATTATCGTTGGTAAGCCTCGTAGGGTTGGATTATCTTATATAGGAGCTGCAACCTCAACTTATGAACTTCTATTTTATAAAGACAATGAAATTGGTGTAGCTGCAGGTCAAGAAGATAAAGCACAAGATTTTTACGATAAAGTTAAAATGCTTCTGGAGAATATCCGGCCAGAGTATCGTTCTGGTACTATTACCAAAAATCAAGAAGTCATAAAGCTTGGTTATCAAGAATATATTAATAAGCAAAAAGTAGATAAGGGATTAAAATCTCAAATGTACATGAAAACGATGTATGCCAAACCAACAGGGTTTGAGGGTAAATCGTTAAGTATGGTTATTTTCGAGGAAGCTGGACTATTCGAAGATATTGTTGCTGCTTTTAAATCTACCGAGCCTTGTTTTAAAGAAGGTATGATCCAGTTTGGAACTCCAATTGTTTATGGCACCGGTGGCGACATGGAGAAAGGATCTAAAGGATATAAAGAAATGTGGTATGCTAAACGCTCTATATATAACCTTAAACCAATATTCATTTCTGCTACTGATTATTATCCTGGTGATGGTATTCCTGATGAAGTAACCGGTAAAGCAATTTCGTTCTTTGATTTTAGAACTGGTAAGACTGATTCAAAAGCTGCTTTCGAATATATTATGAAAGAGCGACAAGAGAAAGATGGAAGCGAAGGATTTATTAAACATATTCAATCTTATCCATTAAAAGAATCTGATATTTTCATTAAGACTTCTGGTGGATTATTAAACCGAAAAAAACTTAATGCACAAATTCGTAATCAAGACAATTGCCCTTTCCAAAGAAAGACTGGTAGATTGGAATGGAAAACAAATGATCCTGCTACACTTAGGCTCGTTGCCATTGCAAAAACATTAAAAGAAATTGATAAAATACATTTTTTAAGAGGATCTAAAATTGAGTTTATTGAAGATGAAGAACTTGGAACTATTCATAAAATATTAGATCCAATTAAACAAACCGGATTACCTTATCATCCTGATATTGGTGGCTGTGATAGTTATGATGATGGCAATACAGTTTCAGAAGGATCGTTAGGAGCGACAATTATTTATAGAACTTTTTATTCTATAAACCAACCGCATGACATTCCTATTGCTTATATTCTTGATAGAGGAACTGGAGATAGTGATGATGAATTCTATTCCAATACAATGAGATTGTCCATCTACTATGGAGTTAAGATGCTTGTGGAGCATACTAAAGTTGCAATCATAGGACATTACATGGATGTTGGAGCTGATACAGATTACTTACAAGAAAGACCTAATTTAGCTGGAACAGGATATGTGTCCAGGGCTCAAAATCTATATGGCTTTAAGATGTCCAATCAACACGCATGGGCGCTTACGTTAAGATTATTAAAACAAGAAGTTAATTTGAATTTTAATAATATATGGTTTATAGAAATTTTAGAACATCTACTTGATTATGGAGAAACAAATGCTGATTTAGGTTCTGCTTTCGGAATGTTGCTTGTTCAGAAACTTGACATGTTCGGAGAAATGACTGAAGGACTTGAACATGAACCAGAAGAAGTCAATATTTTTGATGGCATGGGATATTACGATATGATAAATGGACAATTGGAATATACTACCTATGGAGAACAAAGAAATAATCAAGATGAAGATCCGTTTTCAATTCATAATATGAGAGCTTTCGATCCTGAATATGATTTAGATGGACAAGAGAGAGTTCTATTCGAACAAGCAAAAGTTGACAATAAAAAAGCTATAGTTGCAAAACGAAAAGAGGTGCTTTCCAGATACTCAAATGATGTTATGGCATTCACACTTGAAGAACATAATGCAAGAATAAAAGAAAATTAACTACTTTTATAAAAAATATTAATATGAGCCTTTTATCTCTACCGGATCAAACCATACCTGAAACACAAAAGACAAAGGAATGGCACGCCTCACATGCTATACAATATGCCACATATTCAATTACTGATAATTATAATGACCAAAGAAGGGAGATATTAAAACTATATCGTGGTTATAATGCAGAACTTTCTGATGAAGAACAAAAATTAGTCAAAGCAATTACCTGTCCTCATGGAACTTATTTAGGAATAGATTATATCGTTTACCCTCTTATACAAAGTAAAATTGAACAAATTGTTGGAGAGTTTATGTCAAGACCTTTAAGAAGAAAGGCTTATGTAATCGATAAGAAATCCAAGAACGCAAAATTTGAAGACAAGCTTAAAATGATGTCTGAACAGCTTATGCGAGAGATCTCTGAAAAAGTTGGTGGTGAATTAGGATTTACTCCGGAAACAGAAAGCCCGGATATGGTAATTCCTGAAAATATAGATGAACATGATTTTAAATCTGTTGCAGAAGAAGTTGCTGATGGACTCATAACATTATTTCTTGATGTAAGAAAGGAGAAGTCTAAACTTCCCCAAATGTTTACTGACTATTGTATTTCAGATAGAGCTCATGTTGTTTTAGATAAAAAGTATGGATTTACTACCGGAAGAAAAGTACATCCATTGGATTGTGATTATGATATAGATCCTTACAAGGTTATTCAAAATGACCATGATTATTGGTTCGAAAATTACTATCTAACAGAAAATGAAGTTTACAATACGTACCCTAATATATCTGCAAAAGATAAAGAGTTTATTAAGATAGCTTTCTCTGCTATTGAAAATACAGATTCTACAACTTACGAAAGCCAGGAACTTGGTAATTCACAAAAATACAATGGTTGGTTCCAAACCAGTAACAAGGTACATCGTATGCGTATAGTCTTTGCGATGTGGAAATCTCGTAAAAAAGTAAGCATAAAAGTAAGCAAAGATGATTACGATAAAGATCATTTTAAAAAATTACCAGAAGATTATAAAGAAAGAAAAAACGACCAAATAGAATCTATTGATGGAGAAATGCCTCGATTTGTAATAATGCTTGGCCCGGAAGTTATATTGGATTGGGGATTAATGGATAAACGATATTCTTATATTGACGATCCATTTAGATGTAATCTACCGGTTGTTTCTATTATAAGAGATAACACTGTTGGAACATCACTTATAAAATCTGTAGCTGCTAAATTGTATCAATTACAACAAATGGCTTCAGAAGTTCTTTTTGAAATTAGATTAGCTTTAAAATCTGCAGGAGATAGTCGTGTGCTTGTTTATGATTCAGCTCAGACTCCTAAAGAGTTTTCTAAAGGTGGTTATGAAAGTGGACTTAATAAGGTTATGCATCATATCAAGAAAGATAAGATGATGATTATTAATTCCAAACAAAAAGGAAGTACAAATGCTTCATTCAATCAATTCACTTCATTAGACTTATCACAAAAAGGTGGTGTTCAGGATTTATTTAATGGCCTTGCTATTATAGAAGATCTTGCAAGTAAGTTTATTGGATTGCCACCAGAGAGAGAAGGTCAGGTTGGACAATACCAAACAGCTACCGGAACAGACAAAGCTATTCGAGGAAGTGCTGCAAGAACAGAAGTTACATTTACTCCATTCGATGATTTTGTCCAGGCTTTATTAGAAAAGGTTATCTTAAAAGCAAAACAAGATTATGAAAAAGGGGAAGTGATCCATTACATATTTGGAGAATTCAAAACTAAATTTTTAAAAGTATTTGATGAATTCTTTTTATCTGATATTGGAATGTATCTTTCAGATGCTCGTAAAGACAAAGAAGCTGCAGACACTATTGACAGAGCTGCAGAAATGGCTTTAAGTAATGCTAATACTCCAGAACTTATCATGGGATTGATTGAAGTCTTTGAAGGAGAATCTGCATCACAGAAAAAAGCAGTATTCCAAAAGCTTCTTGATTCTATGGATAAAATGCGCCAAGAACAACAGGCTGCTGCAGAAAAAGCTCAACAGGCAGAACTTCAAGCCGAAGCTCAGGATAAAGATCAAGATCGTGGTGTTCAACTTAAAGCACAAGACAAAGACCGGGATGTCGCTAAGATCTATGTTCAAGGTAAAGGTTTAAGCGATGTTTTAAAAAGCACATCTGCAGAAAGAATAGCTGCAGCAAAACTTGCAATAGAGCAGGAAAATAAGGATAAAAAGCGCGAGTAATTAATTTTTTATAAATTTGTTTAATTAATAATAAATATCATGGTAACAGAAACAGAAGAAAACCAAGAAGTACAAAGTAAAGGATTTGACGAGAATGCTATGTTCGATTCAGAAAGCTTTATCAACCAGCAAGACGAAGATGAAAGTTTTGATATTGCTGAATATGATGGAGTTGTTAAGAAGGATCCAGAGCCGGTAAAAACTGCAGAAGAAATTGCTGCAGAATCTAAAGCTTTAGACGACGACGATCCTGACAAGATTGATTTTGAGGGAAAGACAGAAGAACAAAAAATTGATTTAGAAGCTTTCAATAAAAAGTTTGATAAGAAATTTCAAACTGAAGAAGAATTAAAAGCTTTTATGGATGGTAAAACAAATGAAGTTGCTGAACAAGATGATGATCTGGTTTATGAACAAGCAGAAACTCATATTGCAGCTCTTGAACCTGTTCTGGCTAAAGACACACAAGGAAGATGGAAAGTTAATGATGAAGAATTAATAAGAAGACAGCTTCAAACTAAAGCTGTAAGAGATGAAGGCTTAGATGTCAATGATGAACAAGTACAAATTGATATTGAAGAAAAAATTCAACAAATTATTGATAGTGGAAATTTAAGTCATCAAGCTGAATATTTAAGAGATAAGCTTGTAGCTTTATTAGATTCAACAAAAACTGTTAAAGAAGGTATCGATAAAAAAAGAGAAGATGCCAAAGAAGCTATTGACAAAGCTTATAAAGAAGATTTACAAAAAGAATTTATAAATATCAATAATGCCGGTAATTTTTTCGGTATTGAATTAGATAAAAAAAGTATTGCTGAGGCTTACAATAATGTAGCTTCAGGTAAGTTCATTGAGAACCTAAAAACTGATAAACATGCTGTAGCGGAGTTATCATTGATGGCCACTTTTAAAGAGAAAATCTTTAAGAAAGCATCAGGTTTAACATATAATGATGGTATTAAATCTGTATTAGACGAGTTTAGTGTAAAACAGAAAGAAAGTCCAGTTGTTAAAGCCCAACAAAGAGGTTCAATTGCCAGCGCAGGGGTTCAAGATGCACTTATAAATGGGTTACTTTATGAGAAACCCGAAGAGGACAAGAAATAAAAGCAGTCAAAGACAGCGATTCTTCCTCAATTATCTTTAACGAATAAGCCAAAGGCATTGAAGTTAGGGTTTTTACGAACATATAAATATTTAATTTAAACTAAAAAACTTTAAGAAATTATGGGAGTTTTACTGAGAGGAGCGCAAGAGCGCTTTAATCCTCAAATTCACACAGAGGCTAATTCGTTGACAACGTTGATGAAGAAAGACTTTAGAGTGGCACGTAAGACCTTCGATTTATTCAAGAAATATAATAAATTCCAATCGTGGATGTATTATTCTGGAAGGGTAAATCAAGGGATTCAAAAAGGCAAAATGAAGCCTGCTACTACTGACATTAACGATAATGCTTATCGTATATCTTATGAAGGTATGGATATTTTACCAGCCTATTCATTTGGAGCCGCGCAATTTGGAACAGCTTTCGATGCTGCAAATCCAAGTCCGGACATGACAGGTAATGGTGTAACCTTTACTGGCGGTGTTCTTGTAACAACCGTTGCAACCAATACATTATGTTCTATTTCTGTTAAGCATGAGCCTGGAAATGGTATTTATGGAGATAAATTTAATCCTAACGACAAAATAACGTTGGATAATGGATTAGGTATAACTATCATCTTTATCAACAAAGGAAGACTTGCTTCAACAGGAGATCATTATGTTTATGATGGAAAAACAGTTGGACCAGCTGCTTTATATGCAAATGCTCACGTTGCTGCAGATAATGTATTCACAGAAGCCGGTTCTGCTTTTGGGGAAGGATCTTTAAAAGGTTATCAAAGATCTAACCACAACCAGTGGAAAATCAATTATTCATTTATCACTCGTTATACTTTAACAATGACTGGTTCTGCGAAGAAACAGCAAATTGCTTATATCTATAATGAAGATAGTTCGAATAATAAAATGTGGGAGTTTGCCGAAGTTTTACGAGGTGAACGTATCTTTAGAATGATGAATGAGTTGGCTTTAAGAAATTCTCGGATTTCTATGGATCCATCTACTCATGCATGGTTTGAAAATTATGGTACTAACAATTTAACAGTTTCAGGTTTCTCTGCGGAGTCAGGTATCGAGGCTCCTGTAATTGGAAATGGTTGGATTCCAGAAATTGAAGACAATGCCACATTTGATTATAATCCTAATAATGGATTGGCTCATACTCTAATCGAAGCAATCACAAACATTTTAGCAACTCGTTCTCCTGAAGGGAATAGTGGTAACACTTTCCTTGCAGTAACAGATCGTATTGGTAGAACTGCTTTTGATGCCGGGATGAAGAAATTGATCCAATTTGATATTGGTTCTGCAACTACCGGTGCATCAAACATTGTTTACAATGTTACTACTGGTGAGAAAATGACTTTAGGATTTGAAGTTACCGAATACTACTATTTAGGCAATAAGTTTGTCTTGATAGAAGATGAACTTTTCAACCATCCAGGATTATATGGAACTAATGGTGGATTAGTTGGTACTGGTAATATTTATATTCTAAATACTACTCCGGTTGAAGGTGTACCTAACTTCGAGATATTAGCTCGTTCAGGTAGAAATTACATCAAAAAGAATGTAGATGGTATGCATTCATTCGATCCACAAGCAGATGCTTCTAATCAAGCAGCAAGCGGATTTGATGGTTGCCAATGCCACATGCTTTCTGAATTGATGGCAGTTCTTTATGACACTCGTTCTTGTGGTATCTTAAAAGCATCGGCTGTTTGGGCTGGTGGTGATTTAAGTGCTAATGCAATTGCAAGTGAGAAAGCCAATATATTTACTTGGTAATTAATTAACTCTAAACCCCTTTCAATTAAGAGAGGGGTTTTAAACTAAAATTATAATAATGGAAACAACAGAAGGAATTAAAAAAATTCAAAGAACAATAGATAAAAGCCTCTTAACAGGTATGTGGCGATTAAAATATGTTCTTGTAAACAGAATGGGATTAGGTGGTTTCAGTGGAAGAATGCTAACTGTCTATACAGATCCTCTTACTGGTGCATCAAGATGGTTATATGATTTGAATGGTCAGAAACAAAATGGTTACATGATTGAAAAACAAGTTACTATTTTTGATCCTGAAAATGATATGCAGCATAGAAATGAATTGGACTGGCTTATTGGCCACCCTGACGTTTGGGTAGAACAAGATCAAACTAAACTTCATGACAGGTATATGCAAAAGAAGAATGAAAATTCTCGAATAAAACTTGTTAATTTAGATCATCAAGCAATAGAGAATCTTGACGAAGAAGATTACATAGATAAGCTGGTTGGTCGTATTGTGGCTGAAGGTGGTAAAGAAGCTATAGGTATTAAGAAACTTCGTTTTATACTTGCTAAATTGAATTTTGAATATTATGATGCAAAGTATATTACTAATCCAGCGATCGAGAAAGCTAAATTGAGAAAACGTCTAAAAGATTTTGTTAGACGAGGAATGAAAGAGGCTAATAAAGTACAGGATATTATCGATAATCTTCAAGATGCTCAATTTGAATATGAGATCAAAGAAATGGTTCGACATGAAGTATTACACATTTCAAATGGAATGTATAAGTATGAAAGTGTTCCTATTGGAATAGCTACTGAAAGCGTTATAAAATACTTTTTAAACAATCCGGATTTTTATGCAGAAGTAACTAAAGCTCTTTATGATAAATTAAGAATAGAATCTAAAGAAGAATAACACAATGGATTATACATTAGCTGAAGTTCACGAAAAACTAAAACAACTATCTGACAAAATGGGTTCAGATTATTTTGTTTTGCCAGTCTTTCTTAATTTTTTTGAAACTGCTACCTATGATTGGATAGGAGAAAAATTAAAGATTATAGAAAACACGCAAGAGGTTACTGATGATATTAGAAGCCTTATAGTTCCAAAAGACATAACAGTTGGTGTAGATCCAAATCAAGCCGGAAAATACATCGCTGCGCTGCCTACCGATTATCTTCGTGAGGTGGCGTATGATGTATATTATGCAAACAACGAAAAATGTAGGAGAGCAGATTTAATAAAACATGCAGAGATTACTAATGCCAGGTTAAATCCGAATAAGGAACCTACCAAAAGTTATCCTTTGATATTACAATTTGCAAGTACATTTCAAATAGATGCCGGTATAACAATTCCGGTAACATTTAGACTTACCTATTGTAAGAAACCAAGTTTTGCTTCAACAGGACAGCCGGGAACCAGAATAGTAAATCTTCCTGATGATGCTATTGAAAAAATATTAAAAATAACAGTTACGAATTTGTTTAATAAAACTGCAGACGAAAGAACGCAATCAAGTTATCAATTAGCAGAAACGTATCGTAAAGTCTTTAAATAATGGTTAGCGAAAGAGAATTAATATACACCCTATGGGATACTGTTAGAGCTGGAGAGTTTAACCAAGACGACAATATCAATGAGAGATTAATGCGACAATATTTAAGCGCGCATCGAGGAAAGATTTTAGATCAAGTTTCAAGTAAGGGAGCTTTACTTCCTGAAGAAGTTTTTCAAAGTTTAGGAACTATTAATTTTTCTTTTACAGGTGGTGTATATGTAAGTCCTCAATTACCTAAGATCATTCGATTTCGACATAACTATGGTATCGCTTGTTTTAAAGGGCCATATATAATCTCTATAATGAATTCTGAAGAATTCGATAATGCTAAATATGACCAGTTTAATAAGTTTCATCCAAGATTAAAATTTATAAATAGAAAGCTAACTTTTGATTTAGGAAACACACAGGTTTGTAATCAAATAGAAGACTTGTCTAATTCAGTTTTAAATACTGCAGTAAGATTATTAAATGAAGAATCTAAAACCAATTCTGTTAAGATTACCGGAATGGGAGCTTTAGTTAGGACTGATGATGAAGTAGGTTATGATTGGCTTTCTGATCCTTATCCAATGCCTGATGAACTTATTGAACAATTAATGAATTCAGTAAGTGCAAGGGATTTTAATATATTTCTAAAAATGAGATCTGATGAAACAGGCGATTCACAAAACACAACCGAACCATACGATCCAAACAGAGAAATCTAAAATAGAAATATTAAGAGTAAGTTATTTCTATGATTTGTTTCTAAAAGAGAAGAAAAGGTATGCTCCTTCTCTTTTTACAATTGATCAAAAAGTTAAAGCAAAAAGGAAAAGGAAACCTACCTTAAAAGAATTCAAACAAATCATATATCAATATTTAAAGATTTACTTCTATGAACTTTATATGGGAAGGAAAGCTGCTTATTTCTTTCTTGGTGGATTCATGAAAGTTGTAACTACACAAAGTTTAGCAAAGTATCAACTGCGAGGGCGTGAAAGAAAGAAAACCCTTATTGTTACTAATAAACCATTAGGGTTGTTTTGGTTTATGAAACCAACTGAAAAAATGCATTATATGGTTATTCTTAATAAGCTTACAGGAAGCTCGAATATTCTTCCTAAAATTGAAAAGACATTCAAACAAAATTACGATAAAGATTTATTACCTATCTTTACAAATGAACAGAAGAAGGGTAAGATTAATAAAACATTGTACAGATGTATTCAAAGATAATACCCTTTCAAAATATTATAGATTCTATCAAGGATGAAACAGGGATTTCAAACTTACGAAATCTATATCCTACAGTCAGAAGACATGTTTATAGGGCCCAAAGAGATATTGGTTATGGCTATGGACTTCTATTAAAAAGAATCACTTATTCTACAGCCGATGGAACTATTTTTGATAATAAGGTCAGGCTTCCGGAAGATCTCCTCTTAATAGAAGAAATAGGAACATGTAAGGAAGGCATTTGTCCAGGAGATTATACACATCAAGGAAACTATCTATTCCTTTGCAAACCCATAGATTCATTTGGTCTTATTTATTATACCATGCTTTGTGATGGAGAAGGTAATCCGGCAATTACCGAAAACCATTTTGAAGCTGTTTTGGCTGGTGTTAAATATTTTATGTATCAACCTAAAATGTGGAATAATGAAGGTAATATTAATTTTTATAAAGAATTAAAACTTTTATATTATGACAATTGTGGTGAAGCCAGAGGTCAAGATGTTATGCCAACCACTGATAAAGAATGGGCTCAAATAGGGCAGCATTTAAGAATGAGTTATAGAGATATTCTTATTTATTCACAAGATGAAAAATGTTATGCTTGTGTACCAACTACCACTAACAACGAAGTCATTGATCCCGGTGATGACGATAATACTACTGACGATATGGTTTACTTTTGGCAATACAATGATTTAGCTTCAGACATATCATTAGCACCCGCTATTGATCAAGCTTTTTTAGATCTACAGAACAAAGAAGAAATTCAAGTTTTTTTAGATGGCTACGTTATTCCTTACGCAACTGTAGGAAGAATAGCGTTTGCTATATCCAATGTTTCAGAAGATTACTATCAAATTACAGATGTTTTCAATCAAGATATTACAAGTGTTGTTTTTGACACTTATTACAATTCGACATTAAGAATCCAAATCTACATTTCCAAAGAGATATATTCTCATGGGAATATATATTATGAATTAATCAAAAATTAAAATGGCAAATATAGATCTTACAACCGGCATTTTTCCTATAGCTCAACTTCCTGCTGATGCAAAAGCTTATGCTATTACTCTTGCAGAACTTACTACTCTTGGAGCTGCAGATTTCAAAGCCTTTTATTATTACGAAGGACTTATTGTTTTCTGTGTGGAAAATCAATTGAGATATCAATGGAGAGAAGAATTAACAGTAGGAGAAACTGGTGGACTTGTAGGAGCTTCATATACTTATCCAGCTAACGCTATAGCTAATGGAATTGATTACAGTGGTAGAACATTCAATTTCTTTCTTTATCAAATTACAGCTGCAGAAGTTTCAGACTTTCAAGAAAATGTTACAAACAACATTAATGTAGTAAGAAACTCATCTTATGTAAATATTCATCTTGATGAAGATGTAATGCTTGATGGTGATGCTGTTTTAGTAGATATAGTTACAAGAGAATTTTGGGTTAGAGCTGATAGCTATATTATAAATAGTACTCCTTATTCTGCAACTGCAGCACAGCATTTTTTAGATCCGTTCCCAGGAGTAGGAGATAAAAGATATGATATTTTCTTTGCTGATATAAATGGAGTTGTAGGTGTTATTAAAGGTCTTGAAGCACCAATACCTGTTTTCCCAACATTAAATCCTGATGAACAAATACAAATCACTTTTGTAGAATTAGATGAAAATGGTTTTGTAGGTATTTCTGAAGAACTCGTTTATGATGAAAACCTTGGTTTTTCTTCAGAATATGCTGTAACAGAAAATACAGCCGGTGCTCGTTTTGATTTAGCTTCTCCAAATGATCCTCAATCAAATGCAGTTTCTATTGAAGCTACAAATACTATTGATGGGGATCTATTGACATTTACTGCAGAAAATATAACTTCAGTTATAGGTATTAGTTCTTTATACATGAGATTAAAACTAAAAGAAGCTGGACTTGCTGTTTTTAGAATACGTTTTTGGAATGGAACGACATTAGTAGGTGGACTAAGATTAGCATTAAGGCCGCAACATGGATTTGATAGAGATAATATTACAGATCATCAAATTATAAATATACCAGTTACAGATATTCGTTTTAGGGGTCCTGAATTTACTCACTTTACTATTGTTTGTAATGCTTTGGGAATTGCTAACACTCATTTAGGATTCTTCCTTGATAAGATTAGAATAATATCTGGAGCTGATGGTATAGGGGCTGCAGGAACTTCTACATGGTTAGGATTAACTGATGTGTTTGAAACATCTTATGCCGGTAGAGCTGGATGGGGTAAAGCTGTTAATGCAGCACAAACAGGATGGAACTTTGAACGCTTCCCTTTATTTTCGGATTTATTTTCTTCTACCCAAAACATTAATGGTGGCGTTATTCCGCTAACTAATATAAGTATTTATGATTTTCAAATATGGAGTAGTTTATACAGAATTGCTAATGTTACTTATCCACAAGCTCCTTTTCTTGGTGAAGTAAGAGGTGATGTAACAATATCTGTGGCTGATGCTACTCTTGATAGATTTGTTGTTTTTTATATAGAAAATAATGGTGTCGATGCTCCTACTGTTGGTTTTGTTGAAGGAGCTGCTGCGGTTAATCCTTTAATACCTTTCGATCAATTAGATTTATCTATTCAAGTTCTTATTGGTACTGTTCGTGTAACATCTTTAGCTGGAGCTACTCCAGGACCGGATGTAATTGTTACTTCTATTTATGCAGAAGCTCTTGGTGAGCCACCCGAATGGGATTATGTTAATGGTATTGCAGGTTCAGATATTGCTGATACCACTATTGCTTATGCGGGTACTAAATCTATTTTAATTCCTGCAGGAAGTCCGGTTGGGATACTTAAATTTAATACTGCTTTTCCTATTAAATATATTTCAACAGGTCGTCTTAATTGGGCTGTTAAATTAGATACTCCAATGGCATCAGGGGGAAGTCAAGGCCCAGGAGGTACTGCAACTGTTTGGAAAATAAGTTTAAGAGATAGCACCATAAGCACTAATACTTTACATGCTATACCTTTTACCTTAGCAAATGCAGGATTAGATCTTAATAATACAACTGACTGGCAATTATTAAGTCTTTCACTTGACAATTATAATATAGATGCTCTTCATCCTAATTTTAATATTGATGAAGTTTGGTTTGAATTTTTAAATACACCTAAAGTCAATTTTGATAATATAGAACTTGTAACAGGATTAAATATATCCGGTGGAGTTGTTCCTGAATATACACTATCTCCAGTATCAGGTAATAAATTCAGTTTATTAAGAAATGGTGTTCCAGTACCAAATGAAGTTACTTTAATATCCTCTACAGGACTTGAAGCCATTAATGAAGGTAATGGTATTGGATGGAGATTAATAGGTAAAGATCCTTTAAATTATGGAAATATAGGATTAGGAGCCATTGATTTTGCTGAAAACTATGCTCCTTCGGCTGTATTTGGAGCAAGAGCTGAAGCTTCATTTAATCATGCTTCAGACACTATTATTGATCCTGCAGCTTATGGTGCTGTTAGTTTTGGATATTTAAACGTAATTGGAACAAACGGAAATCCTTCTTGGGATGGTGTTTGGGGAGTTGCTTTAGGACAGCAAATAACCCTTCAGGATTATGCAATGTTTTCTTTTGGAGTAAATAATAGACTTTGGGGAGATCCTGTAAGTGGATCTGGATATTCCGCAGCCTTTGGAAGAAACCATGATTTTGATTTAGTAGGTGGATTTGTTGCCGGACTTGCTCTTATAGGGCAAGGTGTTGGCGTAACAGTTCTTGGACAAGCAAATGTTGATTTTAATGGTAATACAAATATTCCTAATGAGGCCGGTAAACTTCAAATGGTAATTGGTAATGGAACACTAAATGCTGGATCTCTTACAGCTTCAGTAAGAAGTGATAGTTGGAGATTATATTATTCGGGTGTTGCTGAGCTTCCAAGCTCTACAATCGCTTTAATTAATACTTTAGGAGCCAAAGCAATACTTACTTTAGAATATGCAGATGCTAATTATATTAGAACTAATCTACAAGCTGAACTTGCTACAAGAGCAGCATTAGCTTCTGATGTTAATAAAATTCTAATTGCCAGTGGTGCCGGAACTACAACTTATACAATAAATGATCCATTTACCAATGGTGATGTAGTTGAATTTGTCAATGTAGGAACTGGTAATTTAGTTTTTGCTGCAGGAACAGGAACTCTAAATGCTCCTGAAGGAGTTATATTAGGGCCAAATAGAGTTGCTACTTTAATGAAAAGAACATTTAATTCACAGTATTATTTATTTGGAGAAGTAACTTAATGAAAATAAGAGAGAAAATATTCAAGACAAGATTGCCTGATCCTAATTCTTTTGTGGGTGGTGTTGGTATTGCTTTAAACACAAGAGCATTATTAAGAGCTCAATTAGCTTCAGCAGGTGCAACATTAAGAACAACACAAATGAAAAATTTTAGAAATGATGGACCTAATAATGAATGTTCTTTTTTTATAAGAGATCAATATCCAAGAATGGGATATACAGCATCGTTTATTTCTAATCCAAACTTAACATATTTAGTAGATGAAGGTGGTCATATAAAAGCCATAAATCAAGGTGCTTTTAATGGCGCATCAAATTTTCAAAGAATACATTTTCCTGGTGTTACCGGTTTATTAAGTCCAAGTGGATATTTTACATTAAATGGTACTGGAATAAAAGGATGGGTTTCTTTACCTAAATTGACTGGTCAAGAATCTCATATGAATCATATATTCAATGGTTCTAAAGTAACAACTTTTTATATGCCTTTGCTTACACGAATAGCTTTACAATTAGCTTCAAGAACTAATTTCGCAAATATAACAACTCTTAAAAGGGTTTATATGCCTATTTGTCAAACATTAAGCTCATTAACTTCTTCAGATATATTCCTTAACGTTCCTGCCGGAACTATAATGTATTTAGATCCATTTTTAGCAACCAATAATGGTGGTGGTCGTGATGCTCATGTTGTTTATTGGGAAGATACGCGAGCTGCTGTAATAAGATATGTAGATGATTTAACTGCAGCTAATCCTGTAGTTGATTTAGCTTCAGCTAATATTACCGTTAATTCAGTAGATCTTACTTTCACTCCACCAGCTCCTAATGTAAATGGAAATGATTTTTATGAAGTATGGATCGATGATGGAGTTTCAAGGTGGATGAAATATGTTTCATGGCAAGAAGTAACAGGATCCGGGCAAACAGTAACAGGTCTTGCTTCAGCTACTAATTATGATATCAAAATAAGAAATGTAGATACCTTACATAATTATTCTACCTTTAGCAATATTATTAATTTTACAACACTTTAAAATGGGTACAGAAACAGAAGACATCAAAAAAGAAGAAATTCAGTTAACGCAAGAAGATGCTACTGAAATTCAAAATATGCTTGCTAAAAAGGCAATAACAAAACAATGCCAAGAAGAAATTAGTCAAGTATTAAAAAAATTTAATGCAAATTTGATAGTAGATCCCTATTCCCCAATAGGAGCTCCAATAGTCAAGATTGTATTGAATCTAAAAAATTAATATTAACTTTGAGTTTAATAACTCTTTAAATCTATTATCATGAGTAAAGGAAATGCTTTCGAAAATCAACTCCTGTTATTATTGTTCAACAATACTGCAATTGCAAATATTGGTGATGCAGGGGGAATAAGAGATTCTGTAACACCAGGATCATTTTGGGTAAGATTGTACACAGATGCCGTAGTGGTTGATGATGCTACAATTGGAACTGAAACCTCTTATACTGGCTATGTTGCGTTTGGTGTAGCAGTAGCAAGATCGGCTGGTGGATGGACCGTAGCCGGGAACAATGCTTCTAATACAGCTGCAATCACATTTGGCGCTTGTACAGTAGGAACTCCTAATCTTCGTTATTTTGCTATCTTTAGGGATGGTGCAACAGCGACAGATGCGTTCAGAGTCTATTGGGGCCAATTGACTGCAGATTTAGCTGTAAGTCCTGGAATCACTCCAGAATTTGCTATTGGTGCTTTAGACGTAAACGAGGACTAATCAAGTCTAAACCTTCAATTAATTGACCTCAACGAAAGTTGGGGTTTTAGTGTTTATAATAAAACCTCTTAATTGTGCCTAAACAATGCCATAGAAATCTTGAAGATCATTGTTGCCATTTAGTAGATTCTAAAGGCAAAGGATATCAATGTCCTTTACTTGAAAAAAGTACGGAAGAAGGTTTCAAATGGACTTGTGGTATTAGAAAAGAATTAGGTAGTTGGGATTTGGTTCACAATGATCCACGCTACATAGAACTTGTACAACCTTTTTGGGATGCTCATGGTCCGAGAATAAAACAATATAATTGTGGAGATTACACTTGTGAAAACTGTATAGATGGCAACGCTTAATACTTTATTAGTTAATGGTAATTCGGTTAATGGTACTCGTAATTGGAATACTAATCAGAGCTATCTTAATATTGACGAAGCTATTGGCAGTGCGGATGCAAATGCTATTATCGATAATACGAATGCCAATAGCATACAAGTATCTTCTTATTTACTTTCCAACACAAGTTCTCTTTTTATAAGCATGACAACCTGTTCATGGCAGATACGTCGTCGTGTAAGTGGGGCTCAAACAGATGTAAGGATATTAGGCGTAAGAATTGTAACAGAAGCGGCAGGAGTTGTTCTTGCAGCCTTAAATTCAGGCGGTGCTTTTCAAATAGTCGGTACTATAACCAATACTACTTTTGCTAATGGTTCAGTAACAGCTTTTACTTATGTCAATACTTCAGCTACAAAAGCACAATGGGATGATGCTCGAATAGAGTTCCAAAATGATGTTACCAAAGTACATGGTGGCGATTCCAATGGAATGCAGATTGATACCGTTGAAATCACAGGAACTTTTGTTTCAGCTAATTCTCCAATATTAGGTGTTAGTAATGGAGCTGCTACCACTGTTGGTGTTCTTACCGCTAAAGGATCTTTGGTAGGTGTATCAAATGGTGTAGAAACCACTGTTGGTGTTCTTACCGCTAAAGGAGCATTGGTTGGAGTAATCAATGGTGTTGCAACAGTCGATGGTGAAATCATAAATGTTGGCGGACAAATAGCAGGCGCTATAAATGGAGCCGCTACAGTAAACGGAGCGCTTACAGCCAAAGGAGAGCTCGCTGGTGTTATTAATGGTATTGCCACAGTCGATGGAAATTTAATTGCAGCTGTATCACTTATTGATGGAATAATTAATGGTATTGCGACTGTTCAAGGACAAATGACAGCTAAAATATTAGCTTCTGCAACCGTTAATGGCGTTGCAACTACTTCTGGTACTTTAGCTGCAAAAGGGAATTTATCTGGTGATGGAGGTGCTATAGCTGGCGAAACCCTATGGAAAGAAGGTGCTGTTGCAAATTTAGATAATTTTCTAAATGATGTAAGAACACGAAATGGACAAAGATTTTTTGGTTCTGGTTTAAGCGGAGTTATTAAGAGAATAGAAGTAGATTTAGCCATAGGTATTGGATCTCCTGATGGAGTAATAAATATGCAAATATGGTCATTAAATGGTTCTGATTTTCCTCTTGCTATTTTAGAAACTTCTACCAATTCTTATAATATGATAGATATAACATCTTCAAAATCTACATATTCATTTGAATTCACATCCCAATTTTATAGTCAAAAATTAGCGTTTATTATTAATGAATCAACAATATCAAGTAATAATAATAGTCTTTTTATTTCAATTGAACTTAATGGTACTGATATACCTAATGAATCAAATATTTATTTTCAAGGTGGTTGGTTTGATCAAAGTAATTCAGATCTTGTTTATAAAATATATAATAATATTGGCTCTGGTGGTTCTACTCTTCAAGGAAATTTAACAGGAAAGGGAGCTTTAGTTGGTATTATATCTGGACAGGCCATAGTAGATGGTATCTTGACTAATGGAATCACTATTGGAACATTGGCTGGTGTAAGTAATGGTGTCGCTACTGTTGAAGGTGTTTTAAGCGGAAAAGGCCTTATGACTTCTTCAGGCGAAAGTATTATTAGACAAGTTGCTAATACAGGAAGCTTCATTACTTTAGATACTTCGACAATAAGAGGTGGTAACAGAATAACAGAAGTCTTTTCTGGTGTTATTAAAAGAATAGAAGTTCAATTAAGAGCTGTTTCAGGTGGTTCTCCAGATGGTGTTCTAAATATGCAAATATGGTCATTAGATGGAGCTAATATACCTTTAGCTGTTTTAGAAACCTCTACAAATTCTATAAATCAAAACACATTAGGAAATTCGGGCGTTTTTGAACTTCATTCTTTTGATTTTACAAGTCAATCTTATAATGAAAAAATTGCTATAATAGTTAATCAATCAACTGTTACTACTGTTGATTCTGTTCAGGTGCGACAGACAGGAGCAAATATATTCCCTAATGAAAATCAAAACTTTTATAATGGTAGTTGGGGTAATAATGCAACATTTGATTTAACATACACTATTTATAATAATCAAGGTAGTCAATCAGGTAAAGCTACAGTAACAGGAGCTTTAACTATTGCAAACAGTCAGATATCTGGATTAAGCAACGGTGTTGCAACTGTAACAGGAGCTTTAACAGCAAAAGGAGCATTAACTGGAACTATTAATGGTTTAGCTACTACAGATGGAAATTTAACGACTGTTGGTGGAGCAAGTCAAATATCCGGAGTAATTGATGGTGTAGCTACTACTGCAGGTATATTAACAGCCCTTGGTATTCTTCAAGGAGTTATTAATGCAGCAGCTACGGTTGATGGTATAGCTTCAGCCAGAGGAGATTTACTTGGAGAAATTAATGGTATAGCTACAGTTCAAGGAACATTATCTGCAAAAGGTTCACTTGCTGGAGCAATAAACGTCGTGCCAATAATATCTGGTATTCTTACAGGAAAAGGAGAATTAGCAAGTGTTATCAATGCAATTGCTACAATACAAGGTATTCTTACTTCAGATGCAATGTTTGGAGTTTCTAATGGTTCTGCTACAGTTTCAGGTACATTAACCGGCAAAGGAAACCTTGCAGGAACAATAAATGCTATAGCTACAATTCAAGGTGTTTTAATAGCTAAAGGAATCCTTCAGGGAGCTTCTAATGGAGTTTCTACTACTGCAGGTATTCTTACAGCTATCGGACAATTACAAGGTGTAATTAATGCTTTAGCAACTGTAGATGGCACATTAACTTCAGATGCAATGTTTGGAGTTTCTAACGGTGTAGCCACTGTTTCAGGTACTCTTACAGCTAAAGGAGCCCTCGCTGGTGTAATTAATGGTATAGCTACTGTTGATGGTATCTTAACTTCTGATCAACTTGTAGGCGTAATTAATGCTATTGCTATAGTTACCGGTATTCTAACTGGTAAAGGAGCATTATTAGGCACTATCAATGGTATAGCTACTGTTGATGGCATCTTAACTTCCGATCAACTTGTAGGTGAATCAAATGGTGTTGCTACGGTATCTGGTACTCTTACCGCTAAAGGAGATCTTCAAGGAATTATAAATGCACTTGCTACTATACAAGGTCTTTTAATAGGTCAGGCACTTCTTCAGGGAACGTCTAATGGCGTTTCTACAGTTTCCGGTACACTAACAGCTATTGGACAATTACAAGGTATAATTAACGGTTTAGCAGTCGTTCAAGGCGTAATGATTAATGATGATTTAGCCGGGATAATTAATGGACAAGCTACAGTTAGTGGAACACTTACAGCTAAAGGAAATTTAGAAGGAACAATAAATGCATTAGCTACTATTCTTGGAAGTCTAACTGGTCGTGGTGAACTTACTGGAATCATAAATGGATTAGCTACAGTTCAAGGTGATCTTAAATCTCCTGCAGATTTAATAGGAATTATAAATGGATTAGCTATTGTAACTGGTGTTCTATCTGGTCGTGGTGAACTTGCTGGAGTTTCCGAGCCAATTCCGGACAATGTTGATTTAGCACAAGGTAGTCTTATAGCTAAATTTTTTACTGATGATGAATCTTATGGAGAAACAATAGATCCTAAAGGTCGAGGCGTTCAGTACATTGATTTTTACATGGGTAAAATTGGTGCTCCAGATTTCGAAATGAGAGGCGAGATATGGAGTATGTCCGGTGGACTTCCAGATACTTTATTACAAATTTCAAATAATACCATTGAAGCCACTACCGTTCCAACCGGTCCTACTTATCAAAGATTCACATTTGATGTTATTCAAAACTTCAATCAAGAAATTGCTATTGTAGTTCATATCATTAATCATACTGTAGGCGATGAATCAAATTATATAGAAAGATATTACGGTGATTCAAATCACTTTAAGAAAGGACAAATTGTATATAATTTTACTGGAGCTGCATGGTCAACAGAGCCAGAACAAGATATTAATGGTGTAATTCAATTAAAGAAATTTACCCAAATAGTAGGAACATCTTATGGTATTGCTAATGGTAATGCTACCATTTTAGGTTCGTTAACCGCTAAAGGATCTTTATCTGGAACAGTTAATGGACAAGCTACTGTATTAGGAATTTTAAACAGTAAACTATTTGGAGTTTCTAATGGTGTAGCAACCGTATCTGGAACGCTTACAGCAAAAGGATCTCTCGAAGGAATTATTAATGCCTCGGCAATAGTACAAGGATTATTAAATGCAAAAGGAAATCTTGAAGGAATTGTTAACGCTGCAGCTACAGTACAAGGAATTCTAAATGCATTAGGATCTCTTGAAGGACAATCCAATGGAATTGCAACAGTACAAGGAAATTTAACAGGTAAAGGAGTTTTGTCTGGAGTTATTAATGCTCTTGCTATAATTACAGCAACCTTAACAGGTAAAGGAAATCTTGCAGGAACTATCAACGGTCAAGCAACTGTCGAAGGAATTTTATTAGATGCTAATTTAAGTCTTTTATCATCTATTGTAGATGGATTTGCAACTGTAACAGGAACGCTAACCGGTAAAGGATCACTTGTAGGAGAATCAAATCCTATTGTTGAGGTAACTGGAGATTTAACTCAAAGTGAAGCTCTGGCCGGTATCATAAATGCTTTTGCTACCGTAACCGGTACTCTTACTGGTGGTGGCGGAACACTTAAAGGAGAAGCTAATGGATATTCTGAAGTTCTTGGAATTCTTAAAGCCAAAGGAAAACTTGAAGGAGTAATCAATGCTATAGCAACTTTACAAGGAGTACTCAATGGAGATTCAATGTATGGTATTGCTTATGGTGTAGCTACTGTTATAGGATCTCTTGGATATAAAATTGATATGTATGGAGAAGTTTATGGTGTAGCTACTGTAACCGGAACTTTAACAGATAAAAAAGATGTTATCTATGGAGTTTCTAATGGTTCTGCTTTAGTAATCGGAACTCTAACAGCGAAAGGAAATCTTGCCGGAGTTATTAATGGTAGAGCCTTCTTAGCTGGTATTATGGGAGATAACCCTGAACCTAAAGATTGTTCATATACCATCACTTACAATAAAAATCCTAAATTTGTAGTAATACATAATGAAAACGAAAAAATTATTGTAACATATAATAAGAACTCAAAAATTATCATAACTTTTAATTGTAAAGAAGAAATATCATGAATCAAATAATAGAACGAAAAATCGGAGATAGTAAAGATTTGGATTTTACATTAGATCTTACTAATTATTATGGAAAGGTTGGAGCTGATATAACAGACATATTTTTTACTATCAAAAAACAAAAAAGTGATGCTGATAATTCTTTATTTTTAAAGAAAGCTTCTGCAGGTCAGATAACTTATAATGGACAAGAGATAGTAAATGTATTGGTTAAATGGCCTTATAATGAATACTCACAATTTCAAGCAAAGAAACAATATGTAGCCGGAGTATATCCTAAATTTTCAGGAGATATTATTGCGGATGAAAATGTTGATATAGAATTTGATCTTATATTTTTAGATGATACTTTAAAACAAAACTAAGATGCCAACAGCAATAACACATTTTAAATTTCCAACTCTACCAGATCCTAATGCTGTAGATTCGCTAATCAATGCGGTTCCTATTGTTGTAGATACATTATACCCTATTGCTGATCAAAATCTTGTATCGTTTGAAAGAAAGTCTGACTTTGATAATTTATCATTATTTGCTCCTTTAACTTATAAGGTTAGAGATAATGTTAATAACTTCGAAAGTAATTCTGCTTTAATTAATTTAAAATGGAAGGGAGTAGCTGTAAATCCGGCAAGTTCTAATGTTCTACAAGTTATTAACAATTTAGATGTTATTAACATGTTATCAATGCTTCCATTGAATGATGTAACAGAATGGATAGAGATTCAATCCATGACTGGACTTCAAGGATTAATTAGTAGATCAAAGAAAACATTCATAGGTCAAAGGTTAACCATACTGGATTTATATTATACTGACTTTACAGCTCTGGCTGAAGGCGGTGGAGATCCTTATTTTCAATTAGGTTATAAAGTTGGTGAAGCTAATACAGCACAAGCTACAGTATATACTTTAGATTTAGATATTGTTTCTCTTGCCATCTTACAACAAATACCAGTTTCAACAGAAACCTTTTTAGAAGAATTTGATCCCGGTGGTGGACCACTGGTAACATATACTGTTAAAGAACAAACCATAGATATTGAAGTTAGTTTAGGATATGTCTTTGGCAATGCTGCAATAAACGTTAGTATGGCTTGCCCTTTCTTTCTTTTAAATCCTTGGAATTCAGTTACGGTTTCTTATGAATCAAATGATGATATAGAATATTTTGTAGATACTCCTTTAAATATAACTTTAAATTTAGATAAAGAAGGCAAAGCAAAAATAACAATAATCAATAAAGCTGTTAAAGTAACTCCTGATCCAGCAACAGGAATTATAACTTTTACATTAAACAATATTAATGGAAATCCTGCTTTAGTAAATAATCCACAAATAGTTCAAGTATTAATAAATTTATAATGACAAAAGCACAAGCCATAGGACATGTTGAAAGAGTTCACAAAAAAGTGATCACTCCTTTTGCTGATTTGCTTTTAGGCAGAATCATGAGTAAGAAATTAACCGTATTTCTTATTGCTACTATTTTTGCTTTAAAATTAATATTAACTGGACCTGAATGGGTAGAAGTTGCTAAATGGTATTTTATGTCGCAAGGAGCTGTTGATATCGCTGGAGTCATAATGAAAACAAAAAAGGCTCACGATATAAATCCAGGTAATGAAGATAATTAAATAACGCCTAACATGATACAAACTAAAATGGAGATATTAAAAGTAATAGGCGTAAATGCCATAACAGTAAGTCTTGCGTATTCCTTATCAGAAACGAAGGATTTACTCGCGATTATATCCATATTAATAGGTATAGCCTATGCAATATGGAAATGGAGAAATGATGTAAAAGCTAAAAACCAAAAAAAATAATTATGGCAGACGATATAATTAAACAAGCAAGTAGCAAATTATTATCATGGCTATTAGGTATTGTTGCTACAATGATGGTTGCTGCCTTGTGGGGTGGTTTCACGTTTTATTCAGAATGGAAAGCAGATGAAGCTGCTGAAGAAGCTGTTGGTAATATGGAAAGAGAAGCTTTGATGTTTGATAATTCTGAACAAAAAGAAGAAACTAAAGATCACCTTAAAGAAGCAATTCCAGCTTTAGAACAAAGACTGAAAGTTGAGAGGGATAAAGATTTTCAAAAGCAAGTATTAAATGAATTAAAACAAATGCGGAAAATTGATACTTTAAATGCTGATCAAATGTATCAAATTAAAGAAGAATTAAAAACTATACAAGCACATCACTAAAAAACAGAAGATATGAGCAACGTTAGACAATTTACAGATAAAGAACTTTTAGAAAAAGTTAAATCTATTGGTGGAACTATTCCTAATACTGGAAAGTATTTGATTATTGGAGTACAGTCATTAGAAGATGAATTTAATGTATTCGATGATAAATTTTATGTTTATGATGGATCTCATTTTATAATGGCTTCATCCGGAACTACTAATTGCGGAAAGACAGCTCTACAAAATTTTGATGATTATAAATTAGAAGGTGCTGCAGTATGGAAAACAAATCAATTTATAAAAGACTGTTATATTCCAGGGCTTCATAAACAAAAAATGAAAGCACTTCGTCAAAATAAGCCTATCTATTTTTATAGAGATACTGATAAAGATGAAAAAGCTGAAGAACAAGGAAAGCTTTATTATGATATCATATATGCTAATATGCATGGTGTGGATTATGATCCATTTAGTGAGGTTATAAAACAAAATATAAATGGTTGGTCATTTGCTTGTCAAGTGTGGAATCGTATGAGTGATTACAAATTAATGATTAAGGCTACATGGGCTCGAAATAAGCCAGTAGATTATGCATTATTAAAAGAATGGTAAAATGGTAAAACATAGCAAAGAATTTATAAGGCTCAAAGAAACTCTGGCTGAAAAAAGGGATGCTGCTATGTTGGGTAATGCTTATCATGATTTGTTTAAATATGGAAAACGCCCAAGTGTTTTAAAAGTTCAAATGTGGGTTAAAGAATATCGTCAAAGAGAAGATTGTCAAAAAAAAGACTAATGAATAAGAACATTATAATAACGATTTTAATTATAATATTACTGGCCGGTGGTGTTTTTTGGTTTTTAAATGATGGAAAATATAAAGAACAAATCAAAGAATTAGAAAATGAAAGAGAATTATTAAAAATGAATGAAGCTAAACTTGAATATCAAAAAGACAGTTTAAAAAATTTAGAACCGGAAATAAAATGGAGAACTCGTAAGACAGAAGAAAAATTAAAAACTCAACAAAATGAAACAGATGCAATTCCTGGTATCGTTGCTACTTACACTAATAGTAAGCTCGACAGCATACTCTCAAATCACCGGCATAAGCCGAGAACAAAAAGTAGAGATAGTATCAACGATTGAAAGTTATGATGCTGTTCTTATTGAGATTGATTTAACCGAACAGTTATTAAGTCAAGCGAGAGAAATGAATATTTTATTAAGAAAACAATTATCTCTTAGTGATGAATTGAATTTAAATCTTAAAGCTCAAATAGAAACTTTTGAAAAGCAAACCGAACTTCAAAATAAAGAGCTTAAAAAAGTTAAGCTTAAAGGACTTGCAACAGGTGGCGCTGGAATTTTAGCTGTAGTACTGATGTTAATACTTAAATGAAATGATAAATTTTAGAAAAGTAAGAAGTTTAGAAGGTGGTCTGTCCACAGATCTTACTGATAACATAGAAAGAAGTAATAGTTATCAAAAAGCTATTGGTGGTAGGCTCTGGTCAAAGAATGGGGTTATGTCATTTTCAGGTGGTAAGGGATCTAAATTAGTTTATCAAAATACCGATATCGTAAAATATTTAGGTTATTATTCATTTAAAGATGAAGTTATACTCTTTGCAAAATGTATCAAAGGAGCTACATTAGGTGGTAGTGTTGTAACTGTTTGCAATACTAATTTAGTAGCCAATTCTTTTAATTTAGCTGATGATGCAAATAATAATGTTGCACAATTTATTACTACAGAAATAACAGATAATACTTCTATTGTTGAAGATTGTTATGATGTAGAAACTCCTGCAGTTAATCCGGGAGCTTTCAATACTGATTTTTCTTGTGATGATACCGGTGTTCCGACGACAATAGATTTTGGAGAATATTATGATGAAAACGCTAATGTTCCAAATCAATTGACTTGTAGTTTAAATACTAATCAAATACCTTTAAACAATGTTGATTATAATGATTGTATTTATAGTTTAAAATTAGATAGCAATTTTAATCTTCAAGGAACGCTTCTATGGGTAGGCACACAAAATTGGCCTCTTAATGGAAAGATAACTACAGAAGGTGTTGATGAAAATGAATTTTATAAACGAGTTTATTATACTGATGCTATCAATCCTAAAAGGGTTGTAAACATTAAAGATCCTTCTCTTGGATATCGTATAGCAAGTGATTTCAATCAAACTTTAAATAATATTTTATTACAACCTGAAATTATTGCAGTAGGTCCTGGTGGACAATTGAAAGCCATGAAAGCTTTATATGTTTATAGAGTTATTTCTGCTAATGGACAATTAAGTGAATTTTCGCCTTCTTCATTTTATGCTGATGTTTTAGTTGAAACTACAGCTATTAAATATCGAGGTGGTGATATAAGTGAATTAACAAACAGTAAAGTTACAGTACACTGTAATATAATAAATTATGATTCTACTTCAGAAATAGAATGTATTGCATTAGAATACGAAGCTGAAGGACCGCCAACAGCTATAAGAAATTTAGGAAGAAAAACCTCAAATAGCGTAGTGCAATTTGAACATTTTGGTAATGAGCCTGAATTTTCTGATAATATTTCATATAGTGATATCATAGATTTCAAAAACTCTTGGAAGTTCTGTAATGACTTTACTTCTAAAAAGAATAAACTTATAGCCGGTGGATTAAGAAATCAACCTTTACCTACTGAGATCAATAATTTAGAATATTTATTTCCTTTACATAGTTGGAAAGATGATGGCAGTACTCATGATTGCTTAATGAATCCAGAGCCTTGGAATTATCGTTATATAGATCCTTCGAATACTGATGAATTAATTTATGTCAAAGAAAAGATTTATAGAACGATATCTTCATTTGGACCTCTTACATTAAAATTTAAAAACATCGATGTTGCTAATGAAATAGAAATAATATTTTCTAATTTAACATTAGAATCTTACACAAATATAACCGGATTGGTTATTGCTTGGCTTATAGATCAAAAAGCTAACAATATAAATTTTGATACATATTTTCCAAATTTATCTATTGTAAATGCACAAGGTCAATTACTACTTACTCCCACTGTTCCGGGCACTCCTACCGATATGGCTAATTATGTGTTTGAGTCTGACAATAGCCAGTTTATAGAAAACTTTGATAATAACCTCGTATTCTTACCTATAACAGTGAATTTAAACAATCTGGTGTTTGGAGCTCAGTCTATAGGATTTAATCAAGGAACAGGCATTAGAGTAACTTATAGAGAGTTTAAAGAGCCTTTGCTTAATCAAGCAACTGCAGTTTATGATGGCACTGGTAAACTATTGGATTATTATACTCCTTCAGGTGAGAAATATTGTTTCAAGGGAGAGATTTATAGATTAGGTTTTCAAGCTTATAACAATGATTCCACAAGATTCTTTGCTATTCCTATTGGTGATGTGATGATTCCCAATCTTGGAGATCTAAAATCAACTATTGATGATTCCGGTAATGCTATTATAACAAGTCAAAAATATGTAAATCAAAGTGTAGAGAATGGTGTTCTTTATGGACATGGTATTAAAATGCATATCGAAGTTCGTTTATCGTGTGATTTACAAAATTTAATTCCTATGTATCAAATGGTTTATGTAGAACGTACAGAAGATAACAGGACTATCATATGCCAGGGAATTTCAGCACCATTAAACAGAGTTCAAGATAATGGTAAAGATGCTCATAGGATGCCTGATAAAGTAAGAAACAAATGGAACATGCCTTATTATGGTGGACCAACTTATGAATCAAATGGTTTTGAAAATTATGATCAATATGGAGAAAACAATCAATATACTGGTGATAAAGATCCAAGACGAATAATGACTCACAGAAGATTAATGTATTTTGATTCTCCTGATTTATATTTTAATAAAGTTTCCAATCAATTCATTAAAAATTCCAAAATGAATATTGTTGGAAAATTAAATACTGATCACACTCCGGAAGTTATAAGAGAACATGGTGGTAATTTTGGTGGTGGATTTTTCACTTATAATAGCGGTAATGAAATATATCCTAAATTTTCAAGAAAGATATTAGAAGGTGAAATTGATGGTGATACTCATGTTGATGATTTACCAAGACGAGCTGTAGAAGAAGATCTGTCAGGAACTTTTGAAAGTTATTTTTATAACATTTCTGTATTTGCCAATTTCACACCACACAATGATCAATTAGATATAGAATTAACTGAAGAATTATTATATGGAGAAGAAATTTCTGGTTCTGCTTTTAATTTAGAGAATAGTGTTTCCAATAATACTTTTGGTTTATCCGTACAACCCTGGTATTATTCCGGATATGCGAGAAAATGGGAATATAGAAATAATCAAGCTGATGGAGCTAAAAACACTTTTTTCAATGGAGCAATGACTTCTCCGGCCTATAAAACTATAATTATTAAAACTTCAGTAGATCTATTTACAGATGCTTTTGTAGGAAATCTTCTTCCAACAATCAATACACATGCAAGGCTTGGCGGAAGTACTTATGGTAAATGTTATGATACCTTTCCATTAATTAATCTTTTTAGAAATAATAGAGAATCTATTTATGGTGGAAGAAGTGTTGAGGCTTATAGTCAGAATACTTACATACCATTAAGTAGAACTATTCCAACACTTAAATCAAGTAATAATTCTCAAATATTTGATGTTGGAGCTGATACTTATGTTACACTAAATATTAGAACAAAAAACGATTGGGGTGATGATGAAATTGAATTTAGAGATTATCG